GCGAAGGCATGGGAGCATCTACAAGATCAGCTCGCCGTGTTTGAGGCAATGACCAAGCAGACCTTTCGGATGTATGCACCCGTGGTGGCGGCGCTATCGGATGAAATGGACGTGTCGCACTCAACTACACGTTACAGCCGTATGCGGGAAGCGGGGGTCGCCTTTTTTGGTGAGCTCGGGGCCTGGGCCTATGATGAATGGGCGAGGCTGAATGAGCTCTATTTCGAGGGGCGCAACGAGGCCGGGCCGATCATCTGGGGCCTTACTCCTCACGGGGCCAAGCTCGGGCACTATAACCCGGAGCGAAACGAGATTGTCCTTCACACGTCCCTGGTCACTCCCTCGGATGGTGCAGCCTGGGGGATTCGGCACCTGGGCAAGAAATATGCTTCGGACGTGCTGCTGCATGAGATGATGCACCAACGGATACACCAACTGTCACTTTCAACTAGAGGTTACAGCTCACACAACAACGAGGCGTGGGTGAACGAGGTCAACCGGATCGCCGGGCTGATGGGCCTGGAGGTAGAGGCACGGGTGGTGAGGCAGCGGCGCGTTGACGGTAAGGTGAAGTGGGCACCCGAGGAGGGCTGTCTGTCCAGGGAGGAGCTGGCCGGGTTCCCGCACAGTGTGGTAGGGGAGGAGTTCTATCTGTAACACATTACTACGCGTTACACCTAACTTTGTGGTCTCAGGCTGGCTATTATGTAAACCAGTGAGCCAAGCCGAAAACATGGCCCCTGGCTCCCCGGCACTCCTGGATACACGACGAGTTCGTGATCTTGTCCGGGAGTGCTGGATAATGTTCGGAGGTCCTTATGGTGAGACAATACCAGTGCCGAGAGTGTCGCCGCTCTATTGAGCGACGGAACGGAGTGTGCCTGGCCTGTGAGCGGCGCTTGGTGCGTATGGCTAGGCGAATCGAGAAGGCCGAGCAGGATGCGCGAAGGAGCAGGCCCGGACGTGTCGCGGTTCAGCACGTGCAGCTCTACGCCCGATAGCTCTTTTTTTGTCCATCGTGTTGCCCTTTGTTGCCGTATTGTTGACATTTGTTTACATATCTGTTACATGTAACGGAACACATATTTGGAGCCAATATCTGAAACTCCCGGCACACGGGGAGGGTCGCGGAGGGGGCCTTTCTCTTTTCATTAACGAGGTCGGATGAGCGAAGCACAGAAGGCAATCGAGTTCCTGCAATCCCTGAGAGTCCCGGAGGGGCCGAGGGCCGGAAAGCCTCTCAAGCTGGCCGGCTTTCAAAAGCGGTTCGTCCGGGGGGCCTTGAAAAAGACGACCGCCGTCGGGGTCCTGTCAGTAGGCAGGGGCAACGCGAAATCAGCCCTATCCGCCGGAATCGGTCTCGGTGCGCTGCTCGGTGTGTGGGACAGGCAGCCCCGCCGGGAAATCATCGTTGCCGCAAGGACCAGGGACCAGGCCGGGATTTGCGTTGACTTCGTTCGCGGGTTCCTCTCCTGGATGGACGAGGAGCTGCAGGAGCAAATCATCTACCGCCGCAATCCTCGCCTTGAGCTGGAGTTCACCGGCGACGGTGGGGGCCATATCCTGCGAGGCATCGCCGCCGACGCCAAGAACGCGCTCGGGGGATCGCCAACCCTGGCGATTATGGACGAGCGGGGCCACTGGCCGGACCAGAAGGGCGACGAGCTCGAGGCTGCTATCCTGTCCGGTCTCGGCAAGCGACAAGGCCGGGGCCTCATCATTTCCACGTCCGCCTCAGACGACCAGCACAGCCTTTCTCAGTGGATCGACAACCCGCCGCCGCATACCTACGTGCAGGAGCATCGCCCGGAGCCGGGCCTTCCCGCCGATGATTATGAAAGCCTGATCCAAGCCAATCCCGGAGCAAAGGCCGGGATCGGCAGCTCCCCGAAGTGGCTCCAGGCGCAAGCCTCCAGGGCCATCGCTCGTGGCGGGTCCGCACTCGCTTCTTTTCGGCTGTACAACCGTAACGAGAGAGTGTCCGGTGAGACACGGGACGTGCTCTTGTCGGTAGATGATTGGCTCGGGTGCGAGGTCTCCGACTTGCCGCCGCGAGAAGGTGGGGCCGTGGTCGGTATCGACCTGGGCGGGTCCGCCTCGATGTCAGCGGCCGTAATCTATTGGCCGAACACGTGCCGGATGGAAGCGTTCGGGGCCTTCCCGCGAAATCCGTCCCTGGAGGACCGGGGCCGAAATGATGCGGTGGGCCGGCGATACGTGGAGATGTGGGAGCGCGGAGAGCTGGTCGTGATGGGTGATCGCGTGGTGCCGGCTGCGGAGTTCCTGCAAGAAATCATGGCCCGCCTGGACGGGTGGCCGGTGTCCTCCTTCGTGGCTGACCGGTTCAGACAGGCCGAGTTCGAGGAGGCCCTTGCCGCCGCCGGCATCCGGGTCCCTGTGGTCTGGAGGGGTCAGGGATTCCGCGATGGAGGTGAGGATGCAGAAAGGCTCAGAAGGGCCGCCTTCGACGGACAAGTGAGCGTCAAGCCGTCCCTGCTGCTGCGGAGTGCAATGTCTGAGGCGGTGACGGTCTCGGATGATGTGAACAACCGCAAGATTGCCAAGGCTCGGAGCAACGGCCGTATTGACCCGGCTGCCGCCGCAACGCTGGCCGTGGCCGAGGGGCAGAGGCAGCGCAACCGGCCGCAACCCGCGACAAGGGAGCCTGTATGGGCCTAAGACGAAAGTTTGAGCGGCCGAGCAAGCGGGTTCAGAGCTCGAAGCGGTGGAAAGCACTCCGCCTGCGGGTCCTGCGCCGCGACAACTGGCAGTGTGTCCAATGTGGCGCCAGGGGCCGGGTGGAGGTCGATCATATACAGCCGGTGAGGGATCGCCCTGATCTTGCCTTCGACGAAAACAACTTACAGACCCTGTGCAGGCGGCACCATAGCCGCAAGACGAGGCTGGAGATGGGCTTTCCCGAGCCGGACCCGGAACGGGCGAAATGGTGGGATCTACTGAAAAAACCGATGAACGAAAACACAATTTTGTGAGGTGAAAATGCTCGAATCGACCAAGATTCAGAAGAGGCAGAGCGAAATCAGGCAGCAGCTTTCGGAGCTGGCCGCCAAGGAGCAGCCTTCCGAGGACGAGACCAGGCAGATGGACCAGCTTGACCAGGAATACCGGACAAACGAGTCCCGATACCGTGCCGCCCTGGTTGCGGAGGATACCGAGCGGCGCAGTGCCGGTGCCGAGCTGGAGACCAGGGAAGGCAAGGAATGGGCCGACCGGATCGGCCAGTTCGAGGTGAGACAGGCCGTGCTCCATCTGGACGAGGGCAAGGCGTTGAACGGCGCGACTGCTGAGGTGGTCCAGGAGCTCCGCGAGAAAGGCGGATACAAGGGCGTCCCGGTTCCCTTCGACGCCCTGGAACAGCGTGCCGGTGAGACCATCGCAAGCGGTGTGCCCGATCCCCGCGAGACCAGGCCCATCATCGACCGCCTTTTCCCGCAATCCGTGGCCGGGCAGATGGGCGCGCAGATGGTGAACGTCTCCAGCGGTGAGCTGGAATATCCCGTGACCAGCTCCAGCGTTTCCGCCGGGTGGGCCGCCGATGAGACTAGCGACGTGACGGGACCTACGCAGTACACCACGGCGGATAGGCCCTTGAAGCCGGACCAGACCCTTGGCGTGCAGATGAAACTTACTCGCCGGGCTCAGAAGTCCGCCGCCGGGCTGGAGCAGGCCGTCCGCCGGGATATGCGCGGAGCCATTCAGGCCGAGATGGACAAGGCTGTTTTCCTGGGCTCCGGATCTAGCGGTGAGCCCCTGGGTGTGATCGCCGGCGCGGGCACCTACGGGATTAACAGCACGGCCGTGGATGCTGCGGCAACCTGGTCCGCCTTCCGTGGCGCTGTGACCACCTTTCTGACCAATAACGCGGCTTCCGGTCCTGGCATGGTCCGCGTGATGATCCGCCCTGAGATTTGGGACAAGCTGGAGGGCACCGTTTTCGATAGTGGCAGCGGCGTGACCGAGTGGGACCGGATGACCAAGAACATCCCGGCTCAGAACATCGCCTTGACTGCAAACGGTCTGGCCGCGCCGTCCGGCAGCCCCACGACCTCGAAGGCGCTACTTACTACCAGCGCCGGCGGGCAGGCTCCCATCTTCGTGGCTACCTGGGGGGCCGTCGATATGATCCGGGACCCCTACACCAATGCGGCCAGCGGCGGCGTGCTGCTGACCGGTTTGGTGACAGTGGACGTGACTGTCAGCCGGACCAATCAGCTTGAAGTCCTGACCGGGCTTGAGGACTAGACCAATGCTACACGGAGCTCTTGTTGAAAACCTAGAGGTCCGCCGGGAGCAGGACGGGAGCCGGACTGTTACGGGCCGGTTCCCGTATAACTCCACGGCGACTGTTTCGGATGGTGGCCGCAAGGGCCGACCCCGGAAAGAACGGTTTGCTCCCAAGGCGTTTGAATATCGGGTGGAGGATCCGGACGCGGAGATCCATCTACTTGTCGGGCATGACTTCGGCAAACCCCTTGCCTCGAAGCTATCCGACACCTTGAAGCTAGAGGACACCGAAGAGGCCCTATCCTTCGAGGCCAATATACCGCCGGCCGTGGCCGAAACGCAGCACGCAAAGGACGCGTTAGCCCTGATCGCCTCGGGCTTGTCGGTAGGTCTTTCGCCTGGTTTTCGCCTTCCGCCTGAAAGGGCCGTGGAGGACGCGGAGAAGGTGGAGCGGGAGCCGGACAAGGGCGAGGGCTCCAACGAGCGGGGGGCCATCATCCGCACCGTCAAGGCGGCGCTCCTCTACGAGCTGTCTATCGTGACCAAGCCGGCGTTCGAGGAGGCCGAGGTCCAGGCCCGCAACTGGTCGCCCGTGGTGGCGGTCCCGAGAACGCGGCCGGCCGTGTGGAGGTGGCGCTAATGGTTGAAATACTCCAGGAAACAGAAGGCGTGCCGTCCAGCTATCCGACCCCGCCCTTGGATTTGAGCTCTGAGGCAAAGGACCTGGACAGCCGTGCTCTGTGGAAGCGTATCGAATCCTTTGTGTCATATCGCTGGAGCGAACGAACAGCGACGTGGATCGTGCAGGGACCGGGATGGTGGCAGCCGCGACTGTCGCCCTTCACGCTGGATAGCGCCGAGGTCTGGAACGGGGAGACCTGGGAGTCCGTGACCCTTTCCCCGGCTCCCATAGGCTACGAGCTGGCCGCGTCCATCTACAAGGTGAGTGGGACCGTCGGGACAACAAGCGTGCCGAGCGACGTGCTCGAAGCCTTCAGGCGCTTGGCCGAGTATCTGGCGGACGACAGCTACATAGGCCGCGTAGCTTCGAGCGGTAGCCGGGATCTTGGAGACGTGTCTATCAGCTCCAAAAGGCCCGTGGATTGGCAGGGAAAGGCGCTGCACTACAGCGGCGCGGCCGATTTGCTGCGGAGGTATCGTTAATGCTCGATTGGTTGAAAAAGGCTTTTCGCCGGGACAATACCGAGACCCGTGCGGCCGGCACAGGCTTCACAGCGCAAGTGCTGGAGCAACGAAAAAGCTTCATCCGGGGTCGGTCCGGGGTGGCCGAGCTGACCGGGACTGTGCAGGGCTGTGTAAATCTATGGGAAGGCGGTCTCGCCCTGGCCGACGTGGAAGGGACGGATCTGCTAGATAGCACGAGCCTTGCCATCATGGCCCGGTCCCTGGGCCTGCGTGGCGAGTCCGTGTTCCTCATTAGGGACCGTCTTGTCCCCGTGAGTGATTGGACGCTCACCACGCGGGACGGCGTGCCGGTTGCCTATCAGGTAACGATCCCCGAGGCCGGCGGCGGCCGCACCATGACCGCCCTGGCAGACGAGGTGCTTCACGTCACCATCGGATCGGACCCGGTATTACCGTGGGCCGGGACCCCGCCGCTTCGGCAAGCGAGTCTGACAGCGGGACTACTGCACGCGGTGGAGGCGGCGCTGTCGGATATTTACACGGACGCACCAATAGGCAGCATGATCGCACCCTTTCCCGAATCAAGCGAAATTGACCGTGACCAGCTCGCCCGGTCCTTTCGTGGACAGCGTGGCCGGGTCCTGCTGCGGGAGAGTGTGAACGTCACAGCCGCCGGTGGTCCGACCCCTCAGACGGATTGGAAGACGAGCGACTTGTCTCCGGACCTATCCAGGGCGATGACCACGGAAAACCTGGAGGCCGCCCGGAGCTCCCTTTGTCATGCTTACGGGGTCCTGCCCTCCATGCTCGACCCGAAGGCGGCCGGCAACGGGGTCCGTGAGGCACAGCGTCATCTTGCACAGTGGACCCTTGAGCCCATTGCAAGACGCATTGCCGAGGAGGCCACGGCCAAGCTCGAAGAAAGCGTCACAATGGACGTTCTGCGGCCACTGCAAGCCTACGACGCGGGACAGCGGGCACGGGCCATGAAAGGGACCCTGGAAGGGCT